TACAAGATGCGAGCCGCAGGGCAGAAAGGACTATTCGATGAATAACAAAAAGGTACCACCCCGCTATCAACGGGCGAGACAGGATTGGACAACGGCGATTGCAATGGCAGAGTTGCAGGAAACAAGGAGATTGATTGACCAAATCTTGGCAGAAGCAACGATGCCAGTCGCATGGACGAGCGAAGCCAATTCCATCCATATCCTAGAAGCGAAATTGGAAAAAATCCGCTTGCTTGCACAACGGGCGAAGGAAGGAAGCCATGAGTGAAGAACTGCGCAGGTTGCTCCGTGCGATTGCACAAGAAGAAGCGGAAGAACCCAAGTCGCCGCCGCAGTATGAGGATAGTGTGACGGTTATCTTAGCGGATATGGCGGGCGTGCCGGACACCTGTCCCCATTGCGGGAGCGGGTACGGGGTGATTCGGTTATTGGAGTTCAAGAAAAAGCAGAAGATTGCCTGCTCCGAATGCGATAAGTACATCGCCACATTGGAATTCAAAGAATATGGATGGGAGGTGACCGATGTCACGAAAAAAGCAAAGGGAGAATGAGCGAATACGGCAACTGCAAGACAAGGCGAGAGCCGGGACAGGTAGCGGAATCTACCGATGCCGGGACAGGTACGGCAATGCCCATTTTGTCTGTGAGGGTTGCATCCGAACCCGAACGCAGGATTGGATAGTCGAGGCAGACCCGATGGCGAATACTTATGTACCTTGCGAAACCTGCGGACACAGAAACGGCAAAGGCGACCTGTCCTTCCAGTTCGGATGGCGTTGGCTGTTCTACGGCATGGCATTGCCGTTCATTCCACTTGTCTTGAAGCAGGTGTTCAATGTCCATAGTTGGCGGGATATTCCGATGGAATCTTGGATGCTGACGAGCGTCTGCGTCTGGTGGGGGATTGTGATGGTGGTAGGAATTACGATGTTGTTCAGGAAAGGACATCATGTATAAGTGGCTTGACCCTGTATCATTTCCGGGCAGGACGACTGTCCGGTACACGGGATAGCGGCAAGTCGGGCGTGACTTTCGCTATTCTTACAAAAAGAGAGGGCACACGAAATGAAAGACACAGATAAATATATTGAGTATGAAGCCAACAAATGGGAAACCCGCCTTGCGGTGTTGCGGCTGGGTTTGACAGCCCTGTTCATTTTCCTTGTGGTACTTGCGATTGCGCTCCTGATGTCTGAGGAAGCGAACGCAAGTGACGGGATATTGGACAGTCCCCCGGACGGGCGTTCGCCGTTGCTGGTAGTCGAGCGGTTGAGGGAGAGCGGCAGGACAGTAAGACCACGTAACCTGCTCATCCGTTTCATACAAGCGGAGCAAGCCTTGCAAGCGCAACCCACACGCGACCCGAACAACCCGTATGTCGTCCATTGCATCCCCGGAACGGACATCAACGGTGACGGGAAAGACGACTTTTGTTCGAGGACGGATGGACACCCAAAACACCGTCCATAAAATAACAAAGAAATAAAATAATATTGACATCGGGGTTGGACAGGAGTATACTGAAAGCACTCCAATCCCTGAATGCCCATTTTAAGAGAGGAGCCGAGGTGAGTCGCGATAGCCTCGGCTCCGTGCTTTAAATTGTAAAATAGAAAAAGTTATGCTATGATGCAGGTGGAGTTGGGCGTTTTCTATTAAACTCCCCTGTATCGTGAAAGGATGCCGCATGTCATGGATTGAGGAAAAATCCGTACCTATCCAAGGGGACGATCTTCTGAGGATTATCTACATTCGTGTCAAAGATGGGGTGAAGTGGGACGAGAATCCAAAGAAGCACGATATCCCCAAATTGATACAATCGATCATCCGTCATGGTTTCCGTGACGCACCTATTTGGGACGATCAACTGAACAAAGGCAAGGGCGGCATTGCGGGCGGCAATGGTCGTCTGCACTCGTTGTTGGAAATGGAAGCCGATCCCGAAATCGAGCTACCGAGAGGAATCGCCCTGTCAGACGATGGCAGTTGGGCATTCCCCTTGCAGATCGGTGTCAATGCGGACAGCGAAGCGGAAGCGATAGCCTTCGCCATCGACCACAACCAATTGACCATGATGGGAGCGGGTTTGCCGTACCCGACCATGATGCAGATATGGGATGATGGTATTTTGAAGCAACTGACCGCAAAAGGAGCGGTATTGCCCGTGTCGATTGACAAGGAAATGCTGGAAGTTCTTGTCGCACAGGAGCATGTCCCGACTTACAAGGATATTGTCAGAGAACACGGCGAGCCGCAGGAGGATGATTTCTGGTCGTATATCCGTATCAAAGCACCGCCCGACACCCACAATTTATTGCATGAGATCATGAACAGGCTTGACACCGAATCGGAACTGGAAGCCTTGCAGTATGCCCTGATCGCCGGGATGGAGCGGATTGATGAAAAATCTGACTGACCATCGGAAGCAGATCCGTGTCCTCTGCTCCTATGCGATGTACGGTTCTGGTGACCTCGATGCCAAGCTGAGCAAGGCGTTCACCAATTTGGATGAAGTGGACGTGTTCGCAGACAGCGGCGCATACACCGCTTTCACGCAGGGCTTGAAGATCAATGTCGAGGATTATGCGGCGTGGTTGCACAAATGGCGGCACAGGTTCACGGTATACGCCAACCTTGACGTGATCGGGAGTGCCAAAGGGACGTGGGAGAATCAGCAAGCCTTGGAGTCGATGGGCTTGAAGCCGTTGCCGATTTATCACGGCGGGGATGAGAAAGATTATTTTTTCAAATATCTGGACAATTATGCCTATATGGCATTGGGCGGCGTGGCGCACCTGCCGCCGCAGAGCAAGGGGCAGTACCGCTTCCTTGCGTGGTGTTTCCATGAAGGGAAAGGGAAAGCCGCCTTTCACGGGTTTGGTCGGACACATTGGGAAATGATTATCACGTTCCCGTTCTACTCCGTTGATTCGACTTCATGGATAGAGCCTTGGACATACGGGCGGGTGAAATTGTTTGATCGGCATGCGGGCATTTGGCGCACGGCGGGTTTCAGGCAGTTGCAGAAATGGCAGGAAATGGCTCACATCTGCAAGGCATACGGCGTGGACTGGAAAGAGTTCGTCTACACGGACGAGTATGCGGGCAACGACCCGACCTTGACCCGTGTCACACATCTTGCCTACAAGGAAGCCGAGGAATGGGTGCGAAAGCGATTTGGGGACATTTCCATCCCATCCCGTGCCGGAAGTATTCCAGCGCAGAGAGGCAAGGGGTTGAAGATTTACTTGGCGGCTAGCTCTGTGGAACGAATGTCCATCGGGGCGCAGGAAATTGTGAAGGAGTATTTCGATGTGCGGGATTAGTGGCTTTTATCGCAGGACACCGTTGCAGATTACCAATGTCGCCAATATGGTGATTGATTCCTCGGAAAGAGGGCGTGACGCATGGGGGATTATGGCACGCCGTCCGGGAATTATGTTCAATCGTTTGTCGGGGTTGGGCAAGCCTGACAACCTGTTCACGGGGCAGGAAGCGGAAGCGTTCTTTGCCGAGCCTTACACGGTAGCGGTTGCGAATAACCGTGCCGAGCCGACCACGGAATTCGTGCAGGACAAGACTCTCGACAGCGTTCAACCCTATACGTACGGCAATGTGGTGGTGGTGCATAATGGCACGATAGCGAACGACAAGGAATTGGCTGAATTACTGCGCATAGATAGACCGCCGATTGACAGCATGGTAATCGCACCGCTGGTTTTCCGGTACGGGTTTCTCGATGCCGTTAAATTGCTGAAAGGCTCGTTTGCGATAGCCGCCATCGTGAGGGGAGAGGACTTGTGGCTTGCCTGCAACTATAAACCCATTTTCTACACGAATGCCGGGGAGTCCTTTTACTTCGCATCGTTGCCGGAATACCTTCCGGGAAGCACGACAGCGGTGCAGATGAAGCCGTATACGGCAATGCACGTGAACACAGGAAACCGTTATGAGCTCCTGCTCCCGAAGGACACGAACAAAGTTCTGGTGATCTGTTCGGGGGGGCTGGACAGCACGGTAGTCGCATCTTATTATGTCCGTGAGGGGTTCGATGTGACTCTCCTGCATTTCACCTATGGGTGCAAGGCAGAGAAAAAGGAAATGGAATCCCTGCACGCCATCGCAGACCATTTGGGATGTGAACATGTCATCTTGGACATGTCCGGTGTCCTCGGCGGCAAGATTGGCGGCTCTCCCTTGACAGACCCGCATGGGAAGATCAACAAGGACAATGACGGGGAAACAGGAGCTGAGTACGCTTATGAATGGGTACCCGCAAGGAATTTGATTTTCTACTCGCTTGCGCTTGCTTATGCGGAAGCGCATCACTTCGGTGTGATAGCCTTGGGCAACAATCTTGAAGAAGCAGGAGCGTATCCGGACAATGAAATGGTGTTCGCCCGAAAGTTCAACGAGTTGATTCCGTTTGCCGTACAGGAAGGGAAAGGATATATCCGCATTGAACAGCCTGTCGGAAACCTCATGAAGCACGAAATTGTCAAGATGGGGATGGACATTCAAGCACCGTTGCATTTGACGTGGAGTTGCTACGAAGCGGGGGACGCTCATTGTGGTCGATGCGGCCCGTGCTACATGAGGCGCAGGGCATTCGCTATGAACGACTATAAGGAGGTGATTGGTTATGCAACCTAAAATCGGAGTAGTCGGCGTTGGGGGGGTCGGCATGGCGCATGTCATCGCGGCAAAGAAATTGAACTGGAATGTGAGCTGGCTGGTGGACACCGATCAAGAGGTTCGAGAGCGGTGCAGGGAAGGATGGAGAAATGAATGGCTTTTCGAGGTTGAGGAAGTGCCTGTGCAACCTGATACGCTGGTGTTTGGAAATGTACGGGAAGTCCCCGAACACCAGGCGGTTGATGTGGTAGTGATTGCCACGCCGCCGCATACTCACATGGAATTGGTCGCTGACAGCATCGAGCGTGGAATCGCAAGGACGATCATCGTGGAAAAGCCCTGCTCGTATCCTGAAAAAGGGTTGAAATTGAACAATGGCGTTCCTGTCCGTGTATCGGGCGAGTGGTTGTTCAGCGTGCCGATGCCGCAACGACCCAAGACAATGCACATGTCTTACCCGCCATCGAACACGTCCTCATGGGGTTACGAAATGCCTACTGCGCTGGATTTACTGCCTCACATGTTCACGATGCTGGTGGCGAACGGGTATTCGGTTGAGCGCATCGTGCGATTGACGCAGAACTCCATCATCGTGGAAGGCACGGGCGGCAGGCACACGGTTTGCTCATGGGACGATAAGCCGCAGTTCGGGTTCTGGATAGACCAGCATCCTGTCCCTTGGGCATCGGTGTATTTCTGTATGCAACTGCAACAGATAGACCGCCTGTTGTTCTGGAACGATATGGTCGCGATTGAGCGGAAGCTGGTGGACGTATTATGAAGCCGTTGATCGTGGTCGGGCATTTAGGCTACCATGAAGCCAGCATCACGTTCCCCATCCTTGCCCGCTTGGAGCATGAGGGAGTGGAGTATAAGCGTGTCGGCGAACAGTTGTGGTATTTCCCGCCCGATCAATACGACATGCGGCAGGAATCATGGTACACCGAACCCGACATTCTTTCCAACTGCGCAGGGATTTTCTTCCTCGACTTCTGGTATCCTGCGGCGGTGCCGATTGTGTATCAGGCGTTCAATCGAGGCGAACGGGTGCCGATGGTGGGCTTGTATCATGGCTCGACACACATTGAGGGCGACATTTTAGCCACGATGCCGGGAGCGGCGCAGTTCGAGGATTTCATGTTCTCCGTGCTGGATGCGCTGGTGATTCCCAACACATGGCTACTGGACATTCTCCCCCCTCACGGCAAGTATCGGGTGATAGGCTTTCCGATAGACGAGCAGTTGAGAATCATGCAACAAGAAAAGCCGCCCTCGAAGCGTGTCGTGTATACCAGCCGTTGGTCGCACGATAAAGGGAATGATCGGTTTGTCGAATTTGCCCGCATCGCCAAGATGTACGGGATAGAATGCATCGCAACAGGAGAAGGAGAGGCAGAAGGCATCCAGTTCACGGGCTGGCTGGACAGGAATTCAGACGCCTTCCTGCAACTCGCTGATGGCGGCGGTTATGTATGGGGAGCGGCACGGCAGGAAACGTGGAATTATGCCGCATTGGATATGCTGTCGTTGGGACTTCAACCGTTGTTCCATTCGGAGCGCAATTACGACCAGCTTCGAGTATCTCCCCGGCATCGCTTTTCGTCCTACGATGAGGCGATTCAGATTGTGATGGAGCAGAGAGAGGAAAACACCTGTCATTGGAACAATTTCCTGCTCGACAACGAATGCAATTCAAGGCATATCGCCGACCTTCTTATCGAGGTATTTTCATGAAACTGTTATTTGTGGGCGATATCCATTATCACGAAAAGAACATCGTGCTTCCGATGGTCGAGGCATTGGGCAGGGCGGGCGTGGAAGTCGTGCGAGCGGGTGAGCGTGTCTGGCATTACCCACCGGGCGAATATCGTCCGAGCAAGGACACATGGTACAAGCAACCCCATATCTTTGAGGGCGTGGGCGGCATCCTGTTCCTTGACATGGCGAGTGCCGACATCGCTCCTGTGTATTTCGAACACCTGCTCAAAACAACCGCGATCCGACCGATGTTCAATATTTTTCACGGCTCGTCCTTCATGCCCGAGGACAGTTATGCGCATCTCCCCGGAGCGCAGGAATATGAGCGGTTCATGTTTTCCGTGCTGAAAGGATTACTCGTCCCCGCCGCATGGATATTGGAGTATTTGCCGCAAGAGCCGGACTACACTCGGAGCTACCGGGTGTTCGGCTTTCCGATAGAGTACCAGCTTGCGCACCTGCATCCGAGGCGAGAGCCTGCAACGAGAGTGATCTTCAATAGCCGATGGTGCTACGACAAAGGGCGTGACCGATTTGAGGAATTCGCACGCTTGGCAAGCAGGGCGAATATCGACTGTCTTGCGACAGGGGAAGGCACCCATCCAGATATCCATTTTCTCGGATGGCAACCGCAGGACAGCATCTACCGATTAGCCGAGCGTGGCGGGTACGTCTTTGGCGCATCGAGGCAGGAGACATGGGGCTATTCGGCGCTGGACTTGCTTGCCGCAGGGATGCACCCATTGTTCCACGACAACGAGAATTATTCTCAACTCGGTATGCCGGACAGTCATTGCTTCCGCACGTATGATGAAGCGGTGCAGATCGTCCTCGAAGGCAGGGAGTTGGACGAAACCTATTGGAATACCTTTGTATCCGAGAACAGGGACAATTCAGACAAGCTAGCCGACTATTTGAAAGGAGCGGCGCATGGATAGCATGAGAACAACCTACACCACGAAAGCGGCGGGGATCTGCAAGATCGATAAACTGCCGTTTTGGGGAACGGTCATGATCGCTTATGAGTATGAAGGTGATCCGATAGATGTACACCTGTTGGACGCTCATATCGAAACCCTTGCCAAGCGAGAAATGCTGGCAGAGGAATTCGCCATCTTACTCCATCAGTACATCAGCGACTTTTTATCTGACGAGTACACGATCACCGATGTTGCGGTGTTCCTCGAAGTGGAATCATTGAGGCACGGCGCAATCACGGTAGCGATAGGAGGTGAGCTAGAGGGCTAGATAAGAATTACGGGCTCGACACCCGTCACTTGTTCGAGAAAAACCAAGTCTAAAAATAATACGTTAGGAGAAACTTACCATGAAATCTGACAACACGAAAATATTCACCATTGTACTGCTCTTAGGAGCGTACCTGATCTGTCAAGCGATAGCCGACATCGGCGCAACCAAGTTCGTTGCGATAGGCTCGGTAGCGATACCGGGCGGCACTTTCATTTTTGCCCTGACCTTCACCTTGCGGGACATCATCCACAAGCGGTTGGGAAAAGATTGGGCGGTATCGGCGATCATCGTGGCGGGCATCATGAACCTGCTGCAATCCGCTTACCTGTATTTCGTTTCCCGTCTGCAAGCACCCGTATTCTTTGAGCTTTCGGACGCATGGGCGGCGATATTCAGCATCGTTCCTGCGATCACGTTAGGCAGTATTTTGGCAGAAGTCCTATCGGAATTGGTGGATACCTATGTGTACCATTTCGTGAAGGAGAAATTACAGGAAAAATTCCAATGGCTAAGGGTCTTGATCTCGAATGCGATCAGCCTGCCATTGGACAGCCTTGTTTTCGCGATGTTCGCCTTCGTAATCCTGCCGCCGTTGTTCGGAAGTGATTCGATGCCCGTTGCCGTTGCGATCAGCCTTACTGGGGGACAGATCATCTATAAAGCGATTGTGACGTTGGTATCCATTCCGTTGATCTATACGGTGAAGGAAAAACCACTCTAATCAAGCTACACGGCGGGGGCTAACGTCCCCGCCCACTCCCTATTCATTTCGCACAACCGAAGGCAAGGCTTTTCTGAAACTTTATGAACACTAATGGGCTGAACAAATGCCGAAACGAAAAGCCGCACCATTTGCCGTGATGGAATTACGGCGGGAGAGGGTCGCCCGTCTATTACTGCGCAATTTAACCCAGCGAGAGATCGTGCTTGCCTTGGCAGAGGACGAGAATTACCGTGTCCTCAACCCGCAGACAGGCGCACCGTTCTCGCTCGGCACGATCAACAAGGATATCCAGACCCTCAAACAGGTTTGGCAGACAAGGGCATTTCGCACGTATGACGAATACCTGTCCGAGAACCTTGCGAAGCTGGATGAGGTCGAGCGGCAGGCATGGGCGACGGGCAATCTGCCTGTCGTGTTAGCCGTGATCGAAAAGCGTTCTCGGCTGATCGGGTTGGATGCGCCTCAGAAAGTGGAAGTCGAAAGCCGATGGCAGAATGAAGTGATTGAATTAATTCTCGGTGGAAAAATCACGTTCGATTTCCTCAAAGAAGAAATGGGGTATAGTGAGGCACGGAAATTGTTCATCGCCGCTGGCAGAGAGCCGGATGAGGATGTGTCGGAAGGCATGGTGATCGAATTGCAGGCAGACCCATTTGAGAAGGCACTCATCGAGCGGTACAGGAACAATGACATCACGTTGAATGAATTAGAAAGGCTATTGGATAATGACGAACTCGTTAGAAGAATTATTGAGTCCTGAAGCACGGCTCTCCTACCGCACCTTCACGCTGAAACGGTTGGTGTATAAAGCCTACAAGGAAGACCGTTCTTGGGTGTCATGGAAGCCGTTGCCTCGACAGCGCATGGCGATCATCAGTCGTGCGGATGAAACGCTCTACGGCGGTGCGGCGGGCGGCGGCAAGTCCGACCTGCTCTTGGGCTTGTCGGTACTGCACCATCAGAGGACATTATTACTGCGCAGGACGTTCCCTGAATTGGAGCGTTCGCTTATCCAGCGTTCGATTGAGATGTACGGACATCGAGATTGGTACAACGGCGGGCGGCATCGCTGGTACATTCCCAACACCGGGCAGATCATCGAACTCTCCAACCTGTTGCGGGATAATGATGTCCACAATTACCAATCTGCCGCGTATGACTTCATCGGATTTGACGAGCTGACGCAGTTCTCACAATTCCAATATGAGTACATGACCAGCCGTGCAAGGACAACCGACCCTGAACAGAGGGTAAGGATTGTCGGTTGCACCAATCCGGGCGGTGAGGGGAACGCATGGGTGATGGAGAAGTGGGCGCCGTGGTTGGACAAGGATTTTTATTTCACGAAAAAGCCGGGAGAATTGGCGTGGTATTACCGTGACCCCGAAACCAATGAGGAAGTATGGGTAAACGAAGACCATCCCGAGGCGGTCAGCCGGACGTTCATTCCCGCCAAATTACAGGACAACCCTTATCTCTCCGAGGATTACATCAAGCGTCTGAGTGCCTTGCCCGAACCGTACCGAAGTCAATTATTATTTGGGGACTGGACGGCGGGGCTGGTAGAGGATGCGACACAGGTCATTCAGCGTGTCCGTGTGAATGAGGCATTCGAGCGATGGCGCAACTGGCAGGCAACATGGAAAGGCAACACGCCAACGGGAACGATGACAGGATTAGGGTCGGACGTGTCGGGTGGAGCGGTGAACGCCGATGCGACCACGATTGCGCCCGTCTATGATTACTGGAAGATTTCGGATATACTGGAAATGCCGAGGGGAGGGGATGATTACCTTGCCACAATGCACGTGGCGGGAGAGATCGGAAAGATACTGCGCCAATCGCCCGGCTCTCTCGCATCTGTGGAAGGCATTGGCATCGGGTTAGGAATCTGCGAACGTCTGATGGAGCAGGGCTTACCTGTGATCAAATTCATCGCAAGCTACAAGACGCATCTTGTGGACAGGACGGGCACGATGGGCTTTATCAACTGGCGCTCGGCGGCATGGTGGATACTCCGTGAACTGCTCGACCCCGAAAGTCCGGTTGAGGTTGCCCTGCCGCCATCGCAACGGTTGATGAAAGAATTGACGACACCCAAGTACCAATTGACCAGCGCAAGCGCAATCCAAGTGGAGAGCAAGGACGACATCCGGCGCAGGTTGAGAGGCATGTCCACCGATTATGCGGACACGGTATTGCATATCCTTGTGGGGCCGATATTGGAAAATGCACGCAAGCAACTCGAAGCAGGGAAATCACAAATCCATTACAATCCAACGAGAATAGGTGACTATTAGTGAGTGAGGAACAGATGACAAAACAAAAATCACAACCCTCTTTCAATGTCTTGTTGGTGGATGAGGGCATGACTTCTGCGATTGAGTTTTTTGGATTTAACAGCGGATATGGGTTCAGGAACACCGGAGAAGGAGGCTTGCACTTGACCACCGTTCTCTATGAGATACTTGAAGTCGTGCAGGAACTCGATGTACAATGGAGAAAGCGGAAGAAGGCGAGCAACCCCAATTATCTGGATATTCCGATGAAGTTGAAGTTGGACAAACTTCATCGCCTTATAGCGGAGTTAGGCGCAATCCAAAAGGAGCTTGACGATGAACCGTAGACCTTCGTTGATGGAGCGGATGCGCCGAAACTTGGCGCAACGATTAGCAAAACCGGAACTTAATGCCATCCGGGGAGCGGAAGAAACCCTGCTTGAAATGTACCGTTTGGGTCCGGCGATGTTCACGCCCGACATGGCGATCAAGCAATTAAAAGAAACGGGGGATGCACAATTATTCGATTTCCTGTACGACACGCTGATGAATTGGGACGTTCTCAACCTGACCTCACGGATGAGCAACGAGAGCCGGACGAGGGCGGTGCAGGAGTCCCGGCGCATGTTCGCAAGGGACGTGGTATCGAAGCACATCATCCAGCTATGGACGGATTTTGGTTTCGGCTTGAATGTGGAGATCATGACCAAGGATGATGAACCGGTGCAGGCGTTTTGGGACGAGTTTTGGGAAGCACCGAGAAACTCGCACCTGTTGGGACAGAGGAGCATCCACGAACTGTCCGAACGTATCCTTGTGGATGGCGAAATCTTTTTCGTGTTCTTTATCTCAACGATAGATGGGACTGCCACCATCCGTGCCATCCGAACCGAGGAAATCACCGCTTTTATCACATCCGATGAGGACATGGGGGCGGTCGTGTTCTACAAAAGGGAATATACGCCCAACGGCACTTCAACGCCCGTGACCGTCTATTATACGGATTGGAGGATTGAAAAAGGCTCGGAGGATTACATCAGAGCGAAAGAAAAAATCCTCACCAAAGATGCCCGTGCGGTTTTCATGGACGACAAGGGGGACGAGCGCAATACGGAAGTCAAGGTGCTATTCGCTGGTCACAATGTGATGAACATTCGGGGCTGGCCTCTCCTGACCGCATCTGCGCCGTGGGCAAGGACTTACAAGCAATTCCTCGAAGACCGTGCCTCTGTCGCCCGTGCCGTTGCAATGTACGTGGACAAGCTGGATGTTAAGGGGGGACAGAGAGCGATTGATTATGTGATCTCCAACCTGCAATCCGGGCTGGTCAGCGGGCAGAACTACTACGACAACAACCCACGCCCAACGGCAGGAAGCACGTGGGTCGAGAATGAAGCCATCGAACGGACACGGCAAAGCCTGTCCACCGGAGCGGGGGATGCGCAGAAGGATGGCTCAATGCTGATCGGGCAGGCGTTATTGGGCGGCGGGCTATTCCCTCACTATGCGGGCATGGGTGACGCTTACCGTTTGGCGACAGCTACCGCAATGGAACTGCCCGTGCTGAAACGGATGCAACGGTATCAAAACTTCTGGTCGTCCATCTGGACTGACATCGCGATGATCGTATTGCAGGCGGGCATCGATTATGGTAACTTGCCCGATGCCGCAGACCTGAATGTGGACGTGTCGTTGGACTCCATCCTCATCAAAGACGTGGAGCAGTTGGGTAAGGTCAAGGAATTGATCGAGGGGTGGGTGATGCAGGGCGGCAACTTCGAGGGCGCAAAAGAAGCGATGCAGAAAATCCTCGAACTCGTACTGCAACAGATCGGGATTAAGTCGCCGAATGAACTGCTCAATCCAGAAATCGTCATGCCGGACGATGACGAAGACGTTCCAGAACCCGTGTCTGTCAATGGCTGAGATCGCATTCTTTGAGGAAACCGCCACGCTCGCATCTCAATTCGAGAGCATGATTCGGCAGGCGGCACAGGAATTATGGCGTGGGGACATTTATCGACCTACCTTCGTGTCAAGGATGAATGCGATCCTCAAAGATGGGCTAACAAGGGCGTGGATACAGGGGATGCGGGACGTGGGCTTGAAGTTCGAGGACATCACGCAAGCGGAGCGGGACGTTTTGGCGCAGTTGATTATCGCAAACCAGCGGTACGTCCCCGACTTCATGAACTGGATATTCTACAACAACCGACATCGTGGCGGCGCATGGCTCATGATTTCCAACCGTGTCAAGCTATGGGGGAACAGGTACACGGATACCCGAAACCGTGCGAAAGCGATGGCGCAGAATGACCCGAAACTCGAATGGGAATTGGGCGCAACCAAAGACCACTGCAAGACCTGTTCTGCGCTGGCGGGGAAAGTCAAGCGTTCATCCTACTGGTCGCAACATGCCATCTTTCCTCAGAACCCGCCAAATGATAAACTGGATTGCGGAGGCTGGCGTTGCGGATGCAAGCTCACGCCAACAGATGCGCCGTTGAGCAGGGGCAGATTGCCCGGAGAAGGTCGTTGATGTGTGAGTATCCATTTTGGCTCTGTTATCTGTTAGCGACAGGTGCTTGCATCGTGGGCATGGGCATCATCGGCTATCTGTTGTTCGTGTTCGTACGGTTGTTTCCTGACCCGAATAAATCCACGCTCCCGGATTGGCGCAAAAAGAAGGAGCGGGGCAGGCACCAATGATTATCTGCGATAATGAACATTATCAAAGATATTATCAGACCGCTCTCGAGAGGAAAAAAGGAGCAGAATCATGGCGAAGCACAAGATCATCCAGCATCCCACATTTCACATCGGAATGAGTGCCGACCATGCCCTTATTGTCGCGAGGAAAAGCGGCAGAGGCAAACCCGACACCAATGCCATCGGAAAGAACAACTTCGCCATCATCGTCAAGTGGTATTTTTCCGATGTGACGCTGGTGCTGGCAAAACCCAATAAAGTCAAGCCTTTCGAGGTCATCCGGATTGAGGAAAAGCAAGACCCGGAAGCGTACCGAACATTGTCGGACGCCACGCCAGCGGTGACCGTGCCACCCGGCACGGAGGAGTATCAGCGCATCGTGGAGTCGTTAAAAGCGAGTAAACCGCATGTCGAAGAAACCTGAACTGAATGTGGATGATAAGAATTTCCTGTGGCTGGAAGATTTCAAACTGCCCTTGAAGTTCTATCTCAACCGAATGTCGTTGCAGTTCCATGACAAGAACAACATGCGATCCGCACGGCGTGGCACCTCATTGGTCGAAGTTCATCTTGTCCAATTCGTGGAGTTCCTGCTGTCGCAGAAGCGGTACCATATCTGCCCGGTATGTTTCCAGAATTCGAGGATAGACGTTCGGTTGGAAATCGTTGATTACCAGTTGAAACTCATCAGTCGTTGCAGGAGATGCACCTTCGAATGGAGGCACGACGAATGGAACTAGATTTGGTGAACTTAATTACCGAAGTCAGCTTCCCGATTTTTATTGCGGCATACTTGCTGATTTTGGTCACAAAGAAAATTGACACCTTACAGAAGCAACAGGATATGATACTCATTTATTTAGGCATCCTGCTTGCGGAACAAGGCTTTAATCTGCGCGAACCGCAGTTCGTCCAATGTGTTCAAATCGCCCTCGAAGCTCGCACCAAGAAAAAGAGTGAGGTATCTGATGGCTGAGATCACTTTCTCGGATATCTTTGACAGTATGCTGGTTATATTGTCGCAAACAGAAGTCTTACGGGTATTTGGCTATATGCTTGCCGTGTCGATGCTGGTCGGGGGTGTCTTGGACTGGTCGGAACGCTCGTACTGGTTGTATTTCGTGACCGCCTTTGTGGGCGTGTTTTTCACGGAATGGATTAGGATAGAGTATTTTATGGCGGCGGGTTTAAACTATACGCCACGACCGATTGCGCTGGTCATCCTGTCGTTCAGCATCTATGCCTTGGGGGTCTTGCTGGGCACCCGAATCGTGGAGTTGACCAGAAATAGAAACAATAACATCGAGGACACGCAAGAAATCCTGATGAACAGGATTGAAGAAGAAATTTACCAGATGAAAAACAACGATAATTGAAAGGAGAAAACGTATGAAAAAGCCTGAAACTTGCCCGATGTGTGGCGGCATTTTATTGTCCGTGAAGAAGCACGGAAAAGTCGTGGCATTCATTTGCACGACGATAAACAAGCGGCATATCTTTAACCTCGCCTAGACGATTGCCCAGCCTTCCGACAACCCTATTAGAACCGTATTAGAAAGCACGGCAAACGGTTTATATTCAATCTGTATAGCAACATAAGCACGGCAACAAATTTCGCTTAGAACCGCCATTTTTGCGGGATAATGACTTGACAGTTAGAACCTGTTCGATTTATACTGATCGTAGTCGTATAGTCTGCTTGGTGCGCCGTTGAGCCTAAAGCCAACGGATTTTGTTTTAAGTGAGGCACGATGGTACTGAATGACGGAAGTCTAACCCAGCAAGAACCTCTATCAGTCGAGATAGCGGGCATCGCCGCAGGCGCAATCGGGGTCAAAGCCACATTGATCGATGTCACGATGGCGCTCGATACCAACGTCTATGCCGATGGTGACGTGCTGACAGCAACCGCAGAAATACCCAATGCCGTTCTCAACAACGGCGGCGCAGGAATCATCCATAGCCTTGCCCTGTTGGACAAGGACGACCAAGCCGGAGCGTTGGATATCGTGTTCATGAGAACGAATAAGAGCTTAGGCACGGTCAATGACCCGGTATCCATCAGCGCCGCAGATGCGGCAGAGATTCTCGGCATCGTGTCCATCACCGCCGCAGAATACAAAGATTTGGTCAATTCTCAGTTCGTGTCCGTGGGCATCGTGGGATTGGTATTCGAGGCGGGCGCAGGCTCGACCTCATTTTTCGTGTCCATGATCTCACGGGATGCCAAAACCTATACCGCCGCTGGTCTCATTTTGAAATTAGGAATCGCACAGGATTAAGATGTGTCAGAGCAACCAACGGAATGTGAAATTATTGTCAATGCGATTGACGGATGGTGGAGGGACTCAATGTATCCTTGGCTCCTAGGAGTATGCAGGCGCAGGAACGGCACTCCCCCAATACCAACGGGGTATAGTGAGGATATTTTACTTGATGTCACCCTTCCATCTGCTCAACAAATCTCGATAA